GTCCCACGCACCGCCTCAACGGCGGCCGTTTCCTATTCGATGCCGGCTGCGGCCGGCTCGTATGTCCTCACCGGCACGGCTGCGACTCCCCGCGTCGGTCGTGTCCTTCCGGCGGCCTCTGGCTCGTATTCCCTAACCGGGACTGCCGCGACTCCGAGAATTGGCCGCAAGCTCCCGGCCCTGTCTGGCTCATATACGCTGACTGGGACTGCGGCTGGCTACGCGCTCGCCCGCCGGCTTATTGGGGCCTCCGGCACCTACGCATTGACCGGGACGGCGGCCGTGACGCGGGTCGCGCGCCGGATGCCGGCTGCGCCTGGTTCCTACACACTGACGGGAACCGCCGCCGGCGTGTCGGTTGCCCGGCGACTGCCGGCCGCTCCTGGCAGCTATTCCCTGACGGGGCAGGCCGCGACAGTGCGCGTTGGCCGGGTGCTCCCGGCGTCGGCGGGGGCCTACTCGCTAACGGGCGTGGCGGCTGGGTCTAAGAAAGGGTTCACGCTTACAGCGACGGCCGGCGCATACGCGCTGACGGGCACTGCGGCGACGACCAGGGTCGCATGGCGCATGCTCGCGATCGCGGGCTCTTATGCGCTCACCGGCACCGCGGCGGTGCTGCGGCGGTCCTTTGCGGCTCTCGCGGCTGCTTCCGGTTCGTACAGCCTGACGGGCACAGCGGCCGCCCTGCGCGCGGGGCGGGCCATAGGAGCGGCGTCCGGCAGCTATGCGGTCTCTGGTGTGGCTGCGCAGTTGCACCGCGCGGTGACTCTGAGTGCGCAGGCGGGCGCCTACGCGGTTACGGGCACGGCGGCCACGACGAGGGCTGCGCGGCGTCTCACTGCCGCTCCCGGGGCCTACAGTGTTTCCGGGACCGCGGCGAGGCTCGGTCGCGCCTACGCGCTCGTAGCATCGGTCGGGTCCTACGCCCTGACCGGGGTGGCTGCGACGGTGCGCGCTGCCCGGCGCATCACGGCGGCATCGGGCGCGTACAGCCTGACGGGGACAGCTACTGGCCTCTATAAGGGATTCCGGCTGCTGGCTTCGGCGGGCGCGTACGCTCTGACTGGGACAGCGGTTCAATTCCGGCGGACCCTCGCTCTCGGCGCGGCATCTGGGTCGTACGCGCTCTCCGGAACGCTCGTCAGCCTGCAGGTCGGCAACAACAAGATCCTGCAGGCCGTGTCCGGTTCTTACGCGCTTTCGGGCACGGCGGTGGCGCTTCGGGCGGCGCGCAGCGTCCTTGCTGCTGCCGGCTCCTATAGTCTCACAGGCGTCTCGGCTGTCGCTCGGGTGGGCCGCATTCTGCCGGCCGGGGTCGGCGCGTACAGTCTCTCCGGCGTGACCGCTGCTCTGAAGCTCGCGCGGACGCTCCTGGCGGCCTCGGGCTCTTATGCGGTGTCTGGGACGCCTGTGGGCCTCGCGCCTGCCAGGCGGCTTCCTACGGCCTCTGGCGCCTATGCCCTGACAGGCACGGCCGTCAGCCTGGTCTACGGCGCCGCGTCCCGCCTTATCGCGCAGGCAGGTTCCTATGCTGTTACGGGCGTTGCTGCTGGACTTCGTGCGACTCGGCGGCTGGTGGCTGCTGCGGGAGCTTACACGCTCTCCGGGACTGCTGTGGTCCTCAGAACTGCGGCGGCCTATTCCCTGCCCGCGGACGCTGGTTCGTACGCTCTTGCCGGCGTGGCTACTGTCGGCCGGGTTGCTCGTCGCCTCACCGCTGCGGTGGGTGCCTACTCGGTTTCTGGGACCGCGGCCATACTGCGTGCGACCCGCCGCATGGTGGTTGATCCGGGAGTCCTGTCACTCACGGGACAGCCGGTAGCGGGCGGGTTTGCGCGCCGCATTAAGGTCGCGCCGGGCGCGTATGCCTACACTGGGCTGGCGCTGGCGCAGCGGCAGGACCGCACGATGGCAGCCGACCCTGGCGCTTACACGTTGCAGGGCTACCAGGTGGTGCTGCGCACGTCGGCGCGCCGGCCCTTGACGCCGGAGTCGCGGGTCTACCGCGGGCGCGCGGACGGGACGACGGTGTTCCGGGGCGCAGGTGGGAATCGGAGGTACGTGGCATGAGTCGCTGGCAACCGCAGGTCTGGCGCATCGGCGAGGATTGGGCGTTCGAGGTCGACTGCTTCAAGGCGGACGGAGTCACGCCGGTGTCGGGCATCAATGAGGCCCGATTCCGCATGGGCACGGAAGAGGGCGACGTCATCGACTGGACGAGTGGCACTAACCCATCGACGCTCTACTTCACCGGCACGCGAGTCACGGTTGTGGTGCCGAGGTCGGCCCGGGCGGGCGTGGTCAATGACGTGTATGACTACGTCTTGCAGATCGTCGACTCCGATGGCGTCGCATCGGACCAGTTGCACGGACCCATCACCGTGCAAGGCAGCCTGTTCACGGAAGCCGCCTGAACGAGTAAGCCTCGGGCATGCTCGAGCTGGTCCAACCATATACCCGCGAGGACGTCTTTAAGCTGGTGGACGTTGAGGCCCTGAAGCGGGCCAAGCGCATCCAGCACCTACGCGAGGACGCTTTCCTGCGGGACTGCATCCTGGACTCCTGGGCATACCTGGATGGGCCAGACGGTCGGTGCCGGCGCGCCATCCTCCCGCAGCGCTGGGCCTTCACAACCGCGAGCTTGTGTGCCCGCACCGTCCCGCCGGTGCATGGTGCCCGCTCAATCGTGAGCGTCACCTACTACGATGCGAACAACGATCCCGTCGTGGTCGACCCGGTCAATTACTGGCTCGAGGACGTCTACGGCACGCGCAGCCTGCTTTTCCGCACGGATTGGAGCTTCCCGCGCCTCTATGCCCGCCACGATGCGGTCCGGGTCGTGTTTGACGCCGGCTGGCCGAGCGCTCTGGAGGTGCCGCGCGTCTTCCGGCGGGCTCTGCTGCTGCTGGCCGCGCACTACTACGACAACCGCGAGCAGACCTTCAGCGACAACCGCGTCTCCGTGGTGAGCCGCTCGATTGAGTACGGCCTCGACAAGCTCTTGGAGAAGCACGTCGTACCGCTCGACTATACGGGAGGGGTCCATGCCGTCAGCCGGCGAACGCACGTGCTGGTGTGAATTCTTGGAGCCACCGCCGCCCTCGCCGCTTGGCGAGGTGAGCCCGAACAAGGCTGCGTGGCCTGTTTGGACCTGCGCCTGGGGCAAGAAGCGCGGACTCCGTGGCGGCGAGCTTATTCTGGCCCGGGAGTCTCAGGCGCAGCTCACCGAGGAATTCTACTTCGATTACGACGACGTGATGGATCCGCTTCTCGACGGCAAGAGCCTCGACGAGCGCATGGCGATCCGTTTCAACGACGAGATCTATGACATCGATGGCGTGTTTCCCGAAGAGGGCAAGCGCCGCGAAGTCCGCGTGATGGCCATCAAGAAGCGGCAGCCCGTCTGATGGCGGCCAGGGTCTCTATCAGAGGCGCATCTGAGCTTGCCGCAGCCTTCCGGGAGTTGGGTCGCAACCCGACCGCTGCGGCTCGCCGGAAGTCGCGCCAAGCCGCCGGCAAGGTGGTCAGCGAGGCGGCCCAGGCCAATCTCATTGGCAATGACTCCGTGGTAACCGGCGCCCTCGTGCAGTCCATGGGCGTGGCCGAGGACCAGCAGAAGCCCAACCGGACTCTGGTCGGCCCGCGTGCCGGCAAATTCAAGAAGATGCGCCCGTCGTCTTATGCGCATTTCGTTGAGTTTGGGACTGCGCCGCACTGGCAGCCGAACCGCTTCGGCGGGACCATGCACCCTGGCGCGCGACCGAAGCCTTTTCTGCGACCGGCCTACGAGCAGAACATCGAGAAGCTGGCCCAGGCCTACTTCGCGCAAATGAAGGCCGAGATTGAGGCTGCAGCGCAGCGGATTGCAGCAAAAACGCCACGGGGGCCGCGGTGATCTACGAAAGCCTCGCGTCGCTGCTGCGCGCCGACTCCCAGCTCGCGGCCCTGGTCGGCACACGCGTCTACTTCACGGCGGCGGTGCCCGGCCAGCCCTATCCAGACATCGTCCAATACCCGGCCAGCGGCTTCATGATGGGCGATGATCTCAAGGGCACGGAGCCGCCCTGGAACCGCCGCATCACCTTCGAGTGCCGGGCCGAGACGTACGGCGGCACATCAGGCGCGCATTCCGTCGGGGATCACGTGATCCGCGTCCTCAACAATTACACTGGCGCGGTCTCTGGCGAACAAATAGACGATTGCAGACTGGTGAGCGACGTCTCCGAGTATGACGAGACAGCCGCAATCCGTAGGCGAATCGTTGACTTCCGGGTGATCCATTCACCGGCGTGACGCAGAGAGGCAAGACCATGCCGCATCGGAAACAAGAGGCCCAGGCCAATCCTGAGTTTCAGACTCTCGACGAGCTGAAGCCCGGTGGTCCGGCCAAGGCGGGCGCGGCCCAAATTTGCCAGCCCGGCAACTGCCTTGTCGGGGATCGGATGGGCAAGTGGCATGACTATCCCAATGCGGAGTGCCCGCGCTGTGGATTTGCCACCATCAGCCTCCGCCTCGCCCAAGAGCGCCGCCCTGGCTTTGACTTCAAGGCCAAGGGTCTCACCGACATCAGCTAATCAGTAGCCTTAGGAGCACGACATGCCCGACGCAAAACGAGTAGGCGCAGGCACCGTTCTGAAGATCGGCGACGGCGTGACGCCGACTGAAGGCTTTACTGCAATCGCGAAGATCCGGCGGATCGGCGAGGTCTCGGAAGAGTCGCCGCTGATCGATGCCACCGACTTGGAGTCGACCGGCCGCGAGTACATCGGTGGGCTACCGGACGGCGCAGAGCTCGACGTGGAGGCCGCGCTCCTGATGGACAGCGTGACCCACCAGTCTCTGGACGCGGCCTACGCCAGCAAGCTGCCGGTGAACTTCGAGCTGCTGCCGAATCAGCAGTCGAAGAAAATCAAGTTCGCCGGGCTCGTGCGGTCGCGCCTGTTCGGTCCCTTCGAGGCCGAGGGCATCATGACCCACCGCTGGCGCCTCAAGATCTCTGGGGCTGTGACGCTGGCCGCCGCTTCGTAAGGAGGGGATCTTGAGACGCCTTCTGGCTTTCGTCTTTCTGTTTCTGCTCGCGCTCGGGCCCGTCATCGCCAAGCCTCCCGCCGACCATGACCGCAAGGTCGCCTGCAACAAGGGCTGGGGCATCTGGAAGAAGCAGCATGGCCTCAAAGGCTATGACCGCAAGAAGTACATTGCGGACTGCATGAGCGGGAAGATCGAGCCGCCGGTTCGGGTTCCCGGGAGCGACGACTAAGCCTCATGCACAATCCATTCGCCGGTGAGACGCCCTTTCCACTCGCTGGAGAGGGCGTTGTTCTGAAGTTTACCGCATCCGACTTGGCCAGGCTGCACAGCGTCTATGGGCCGGACGTACGCAAGCCGCCGGACGTCGATCCGCGCACCGGCATGGTCGCCCAGTATTTCTGGGGCACCATCCTGGGGTGGCTGTCGGTGCACGACCCGGTTGTCATCGGCAATCTACTGAAGTTTGGGCTCAAGGAGCGCAACGCCAACGGCAAGGTCGTGCCGATCCAGCGCGACGAGGATTGGTGGGAGTCGCCGCCCTTCAGCTACTCTGAAGTGGCCGACCTTATTGAGTCTGGCCTGATGTGGTCCCGCTGGGGAATGACACCTGACCAGTTGGCGGAGAAACTGCGCGAGCAGGCCGCGGCGTCGGAGGGCGCCGAGGTGGACCCTACGATGAACGGGCCCGAAAGCCCGACATCCTCCGGCTAATCGAAGACGCCCACGAGCACGGACTCACGCCGGCGGAGGCGTGGGATCTCAGCCCTATGGAGATTGATCGCTACCTGTCCGTGCGGGCGCGCGTCGAGGTGGACCGCCGCTTCGCCATGGGCTTCGTGGTGGCAAAGGCTTTCAACAAACCTCGGTTGCTCGCTGAGGACCTTGAGAAGTGGGAGCGGAAGAAGCACCCGCCGCGGGATGATGACTATGTGTCCGACGGCTCGGACATCATCGCCATGTTCCAGAGGTCTGGCCTGCACGTGGTTGACGAGACGCGGCACTGAGTTATTGTGATGGCGCGGATCGCAGTTCGGGCGCGCCAGCTAGAGCACCGCGGAGCCAGAAGGCCAGGAGGCTGCATCCTCCTGGCCTTCGCCATTTACGAAACTCGCCACTGATAGCCTGAACAGCTAGGAGTCGTGCACCAACTTGAGGATGGTGCAGTGGCAGTTATCGGCACGATTTCCGTCGCGATCGAAGACGACAGCGCCCGCTTCACCCAGTCGATGGAGCGCAACGCCGCGCTGGTAGCTCAGCAGAGCCAGCGCATGGAGCGCAGCCTCGGCGGGGTGGCCAAGAACGTCGATGACCTCAACCGCAAGGCCAATAGCTTCCAGGCTGATCCTTTCCGAGCGCTGTCCCTATCCGCCCTACGCGCCCAGAACAGTGTGGAGCGACTCCAGAAGACGATACTGGCCCTGACGGCGGCGGCTGGCGGCGGGTTCGGCGGTGCCCTCGCCATCAAGACACTGACCGACACGGCGGACCGCTACACCAACATCCAAAATCGCATCGCCTCGATCATCCCGCTC